ACGAAGATACCGATATCTTTATATCACTCCAAGGTGATGGTGTTTATCTAGAGACTGATGATTGAACAGTATGACAACTTCTTAAGACATAAGACTCTGACAGTTGTTGACAGTTTGTGAGTATTATGTTATAATAAAGTATAACAAACAACAGAGGTAATCATGACACTCTAAGTAACAACGAGCATTATGTGATTAGCAGTCTTATGTTATAAGAACTGTGAGACACACTAAGTATCAATGAGCGACAGTGTTTTGCGTTCTTATGTTATATCGTGTTTAAAACGAAGGAACCTTGTTAAGCTATAAACGACCCAATTCGAGAGAGTGATATCAATCTATAAAAAAAATTTCTGATATATAAAAACATAATGTCAGTCCACGATATAGTGAAAAAATATAATAAAATTCAATTGACTCTCAGGGTCGATTCAGTAACAGATGAATATACACTCTCTATTCCAGAACAAATAGTTAACGAAATGAATTGGTACGAAGATACCGATATCTTTATATCACTCCAAGGTGATGGTGTTTTTCTAGAGACTGATGATTGAACAGTATGACAACTTCTTAAGTACGAAAGATCTAGAGAGAGTAATAGAAGATACAAATGATGTTCAATGGCGAATTCAAACTAGCAATGGTAAAGGTTTAGATTTCTTAGAGTATGATGTAACAGATCAAGAATATTATAATAGTTACTTAAAGGGGCAAATTGATAAAGTTGTTAAGACACCTAATAGGTTAGAGAGGATATACTTTAATGGGCAATGGCCAGGTAGAGATGGTACAGTTCATATAGATAATTGTGAGCAAACCGTGTTATTATACATTGTACCTTGTTTGCCTGAGTGGGGTGGATTTACACAACTACTTCAAGGTAGTGAACAAATCATTATTCCACCTGTACAGAACCGTCTCATAGTCTTTGACGGCAATATTCCTCACAAAGGATATTCGTTCTCGCATCAAGCATGCCCTATGAGAATCACACTAGCGTTTAAACTAAAATGAATACTTCATTTCATGTCTACGATAAAGATAGCACTCCAGTTAGTGATCTAATTAATCTGGATGAAGAGCAATTGATCAAAAAGATTAAGGAGAGAGTTAACAAATATGATGAACTTACCATAGTTAAAGTAGAAGAAGATGACTATGATGAAGCGTCATATTGACTAGGCATATATAATCTGTTATAATAATGATGTCCTAGTAAAACATTATGGCTAAAGGATTTACGGTTAAGGCGAAGAACCCGCCTAAAAAACAACAACAAGAATGGGACTACGATAAAGCATGGGAGACGCTGAAGGGTAAAAACCTAGTATTCTGCATGCCTGGTCGTGGGTGTTCATATGTGTTCTTAAAGAATTTTGTACAACTCTGCTTTGACTTGGTTCAGCATGGAGTTAGTATTCAGATCTCCCAAGACTACAGCAGCATGGTTAACTTTGCTCGTTGTAAGTGTCTTGGAGCAAATGTACTAAGAGGACCAGACCAGATTCCTTGGGATGGTAAACTTAAGTACGACTATCAGTTATGGATCGATAGTGACATTGTATTCAATACTGAGAAGTTCCTTCAACTCGTTCTCATGGATCAGGATATCGCAGCAGGATGGTACATGACCGAAGATGGTCAGACTACCTCTGTAGCACACTGGTTGGATGAGGATAACTTCCGTAACAACGGTGGAGTTATGAATCATGAGACTGGAGAAACTATGTCTAAGAGACGCAAACCTTTCACTGTAGACTATACAGGATTTGGTTGGGTACTCATCAAGAATGGTGTATGGGAACATGATGAGATGAAGTATCCTTGGTTCGCACCTAAGATGCAAGTCTTTGAGTCAGGAGAGGTTCAAGATATGTGTGGAGAAGATGTATCATTCTGTCTCGATGCTTTAGAAGCAGGATTCGAGATTTGGTGTGACCCTCGTATTAGAGTAGGGCATGAGAAGCAACGAGTTATATAAGATTACTATCAAGGACGGAGAGGTCTACACAGATCTCTCTGAAGAGGATTTTATGGATAAAATGGTGGAACTATCTCAATGTTATTATGAGGTAGGTTATCCACACCCCGATTCTATTTCACACGAAACTTATGGCAACAATGTACACGAGTCCAACAGGGATTCATATTCAAACTCATCAGAAGAAAACCAGACAGGGTAATTCTAAGAATACAAAATATTCCCCTACCGCCCGAAACTCGGCTCGTAAACCTTATAGAGGGCAGGGTAAATGAATGTAGTAGAAGCATGGAATGAAATTTCATGGGCAGAAGCAATTCCATTTCTGTTAGTATTAGCAGGAGTGTACTGGGTGAAGGTAAAGATCGATACTAGAGCAGGTATCGGAAAAAAGAAGTTAAGACAGTTGAAAGGTGTTATTAAAGATGCTATACTAGAGACACAGATAAAAACAGGAAAACCATGAATTCTGATCGTATTGCAAATGCACTTGAACGAATTGCAAATTCTCTAGAGCATTTACATATTGAATCTATTGATCATGCTCACATAGATGAGATAGATCATAACCATGTTGAAGGTGATGTAAACACTCACTCTAAAACTTGGTAACTAAATAACACACATCCACTTTTTTTAGTTATGTCAAAACAACAAACAGTCAAGTATTCCATTCGTCAAGATGGTGTAGTATCGGTAGAGACATCTGGTGTAACTGGTAGTCAATGTTTAGAGATAACTAAAGGAGTAGAAGAGCAACTGGGGACAGTATTAAGTAAGGAGTTTACTCCTGCATTCTATGAGACCGAACCTGTTGAGGATTATGTTCACGATTCAGAAGGTTGCTAATGTCACACTTCAGTACGATAAAGACTAAGATAACTAAAAAAACCGCTTTGCTCGAAGCACTAGAGATCCTTCAGTACGATGTACAGGAGGATCAACTATTAATTAACCCTATAGATCATAACCATGAAAAGGTAAAGGTTGATCTAGCAATAGGTAATGATATAGGATTCCGTTGGAATGGTACAGAGTATGAATTAGTAGCAGATATACAAACTTGGAAGAGTCCTGTACCACCAAAAAGATTTATTGAGAAGGTGACTCAACAATATGCCAGAATGACTGTACATAATACTATGAAGGAAGAAGGATGGCAAGTAGCAGAGGAGTGGGAGATGGATGATAATAGTATTGAATTAACTGTCACTAGATGGAATTGAGAAAATAGCGTATAAATAAACCTGATACCTGTTATTAATACTGGTGACGACCTTAAAATCTCGCTCATATAAGGATATAGATCTTTCATTTGTACCAAATCCTGTTACAGGAGACCTAAATGTACTAAAAAATGAGAGAGCAATTGTTCGTAGTGTGCGTAATTTGGTTCAGACTGGTCTAAAAGAAAGATTTTATTCCGATTTGGGGTCAGATGTCACTAATAGTCTATTTGGTTTTGTTGATGTTGCAACTGGTAGTATAATTGCAACTCAAATTATTGATATTTTAAAGGTTTTTGAACCTAGAGTGACTAATGTTAAGGTGCAAGCGGTTCCCAGACCCGATGAAAATGCATTTGAGATCAAAATTGCCTTTGATATTGTAGGTGAAGAGATACCAATAACAGAATTTTCCTTCTTATTAGAAGCAACCAGGTAAAAACATGGCAGTAACGAAGTTTACAAACTTAGATTTTGATCAAATTAAGTCTCAAATAAGAGATTATCTTCGTGCGAACTCAAATTTTACTGATTTTGACTATGAAGGGTCAAACATGTCGGTATTGATCGACATTTTAGCGTACAATACTTATATTACAGCGTTCAATAGCAACATGGTGGTCAATGAATCCTTCTTGGATTCAGCAACACTGAGAGAAAATGTTGTTTCATTGGCAAGAAACATAGGATATGTCCCTAGATCACGCAAATCGTCTAAGGCAATCATAAATTTTGATTTTAAATTTAACGGAAATAGTAATACTGTCACTTTGAAGAAGGGTTTGGTCTGTGTTGGTGCTCAGGATAATACATCTTTTACATTTTCTATTCCAGATGATGTATCAGTAACTGCTCCTATTGATTCTAGTAGCACTACTACGATAAATCCTCCTAGAACTGCTACATTTAATAATCTAAATGTTTTTCAGGGAACATTATTAAAGAAAACTTTCAATGTAGATGGAACAAAAGATCAAAGATTCATCTTACAGAACTCATTTGTTGATACAGATAGTATTAGAGTCTTTGTTACTAAGTCAGGAGCGAGTGCTGGACTAGAATATTCACTTTTAGACAACATTACAGGCATTAACGAGAAGTCTAACATATTCCTGATCCAAGAAGTTAAGGATGAGCAATATGAATTGATGTTTGGTGATGGTTTATTTGGTAAAAAACTTGATAGTGGTGATGTTATTGAAGTAACTTACATTATCACTGAAGGAAAAGAAGGTAATGATGGAAAATTCTTTGCATATAGTGGTAATGCTGTAGATGATGCTGGTAATTCTATAGATTCTTCTACAACTGTTGTAGTATCTACTGTTCAATCCGCTAAAGGAGGCGGTGAGATCGAAGATGTAGAGTCTATTAAGTACATTGCACCTAGAATCTATTCATCGCAGTACAGGGCGGTTACAACAAAGGATTATGAAGCAATTATACAGAGTATATTTCCTGATGCGGAGTCTGTTTCTGTTATTGGTGGTGAAGAATTGGATCCACCTGAATTTGGAACGGTAGTATTGAGTATCAAACCTCGAAATGCTACATATTTGTCTGACTTTAGTAAGTCTTTGATATTAGAACGATTAAAAAGTTATGCAATTGCTGGAATAAACCAAAGAATTGTTGATCTTAAGATTCTTTATGTTGAATTGAATGTCAATGCATATTATAACCCAAATGTTTACAGTGATACTGAAGGATTAAAGGCACAAGTTACCAGTTCTATCACTTCATATGGAACTGACACTAATTTAAACGCATTTGGTGGTAGATTTAAATATTCTGAAGCACAATCTATCATTGATAACGCAAATTCTGCAATTACATCTAATATTACTAAATTAACGATTAGGAGAGATCTAAAACCAATACTAAATGCCTATGCTCAGTATGAATTATGCTTTGGAAATGAATTTCATGTTGATCCTAGGGGTAAAAACATAAAAAGTACAGGATTTAAGGTTGAGGGTAATAACGATACGCTTTATTTCTCCGATATTCCTAATGAAGACCTAAAAACTGGTAATCTTGCGGTAGTTCAACTATCAGATATCGAACAATCTCTAACAACGGTTGTTGTTCCTAATGCTGGTACTGTAGATTATGTAAAAGGTGAAATTATTGTTAATACAATCAAAATTACGGAGTCTTCTCTTGCATCTGGATTGATTGAAATACAAGTTTATCCAGAATCTAATGATATTATTGGATTGAAGGATTTATACCTTCAATTAGACATGTCAAATACTAAGATAAATATCGTGAGAGACACCATTTCTTCTGGACAACAAATATCTGGAATTGGATACAAGGTAACCTCTAGTTACTCTAACGGAACCATCACTAGGCAGAAATAAAGAATGATAGAAACCTATAGTCCCCTATCTTCGAGAGTCAAGACTCATCAGGTAGTTGCGGATACAGTTCCAGAATTTGCATTAACAGAAAATCCTCTGTTAGAAGATTTTCTTGAGCAATATTACATATCTCAAGAGTTTCAGGGTGGTGTTGTAGATATAGCAGAGAATATTGACAAATATATTCGTATTGATAACTTAACTAAAGATGTTATACATGGTGAGGTTGCTTTATCATCTAGTATTAGTGCAACAGAGACTGAAATAGGTATTGGAACATTTAGTACCAAAGGATTTCCTAAGCAATGGGGTCTACTGAAGGTTGATGATGAAATTATTACATATACTGGTCTTACTACAAACTCCTTCACTGGTTGTGTTAGGGGTTTTAGTGGTATTACTACATACCGCAAGGTAAATGATCCTAGTAATCTTGAATGGTCTCAATCAGTCGCTGGAGAGCATACAGAGTCCTCTAAGGTACAAAATTTAAGTGCATTATTTCTAACAGAGATATACACTAACTTGAAATCAATGTATACACCTGGTTTAGAAGGTGTACCATTAAGTCCTGAGTTAGATGTTGTTAATTTTGTCAAAGAAGCAAGAAGTTTATACGAATCTAAGGGTACAGACGAATCTTTCAAGATTTTATTCAAAGCATTATTTGGTATTGAACCAAAAATCAATGATCTTGAAAAATACCTCATAAAACCCTCCTATGCAAACTATCTAAGAAGAGAATCTTTTGCTGTTGAGTTGGTATCAGGTGATCCAGAGAAATTAATTGGTCAAACTCTATTTCAAGACAATGAAATCAATAATCCTAATATAAATGCTGCTAGTGGACCTATTTCAGAGGTTGTACAGATTAGAGACAACTATTATCGTCTTTCTGTGTTCATTGGTTATGATGAAAGAGCCTTAATTCAAGGAACATTCATTGTTCCAGGTAGAACACAGGTTGTTGGTCAAGTTGGACTAGGTGCAACTGTATTAACAGTTGATTCCACAATTGGTTTTGGTCAAACTGGTAGTTTTGAAGTTGGTCAAGCAACAGATGGTTATTATCAAACATTAGATTACACTGAGAAGACTGTAAACCAGTTTATTGGTGTTACAACCACTAGTATTGACATTCCTTCGACCACTAACATCTTTACCCCAACTGTAGTTTATGGGTTTGAAGAGAATGACCTAACTAAAAGGGTCAACATGAGAATTACTGCTGTTTTAAGAGAATTTGACAGCAATCAAGATCTATTTGGTCTAAATCCTGAATCTAGAATCAAAGTTAAAAATTTAGGACGCTTTATTACCAATCCTAAACTAACAAAAACTTATGAGCAGGTATTCTTCAATTCTTGGATTTATAACACTAGTGCTAGGTATGAAATATCAGATTTAAGTGGATCTACCTTTACTTTGACTGGTATCATCTATGATTCTAGTTTAAAGATTGGTGATTCGATTGAATTGCTTGTTAGAAATACAGAAACTGTTCAAGCATCCAATTTAACCGTATCTTATGTAAATATTCCAAATAATTCTATAAATGTCTCTGGAACCTTCACTACAGTAGCAGGATTATCTTACGATGTTAGAAGAGTACAAAATAAAGCAACTAGTAGTATAGTTCCCATCATTGGTGGTCAAAATCAAATCTTAACTGATATTGGTAACACATATGTTGTAGATAAGAATAAAACCGAGAGTACAAAGGCAGAGGCATATGTCGCTGCAAACTCTTTACCATCATATCAAATTGATAGTGATAAAATTCACTCTATATTAATAGATCCTACAGTATCAGGTGGTAACTTCCAAGGATATAACACATTAACTGATAAATTTACAATTATATCATTTACTAATCCTGTACCATTTAGAACTGGTGATGAAATTGTATACATTCCTAAAACTGGTTCTGATCCTATTGCTGGATTAGAAAGAAACTCTTATTTTGTTGAAGTATTAAATCCTGCTAACCAAATTAAGTTATACCAATCTAGATCGTTTATTCCATCTGGTATTGCTCAAGAATTTGTTGCTCCTAAAACTAGTGGTATACATGATTTTGTTTCCATAGAACAAGCAAGAAGATCTATATTTCCAGGTAGAAAACTTAAGCAATATGTTCTAGAGCAAGATCTTACTGTAGGTAGAGAACAAAGAACAACATCAGATAGGACACTTTCAGGTAATACTGGAATGTTGATCAATGGTGTTGAGATTCGTAATTATAAATCAGACAAATCAATCTATTTTGGACCTCTAAAAGCATTAGATGTAGTTAACTCAGGTACTGACTATGATGTATTAAATCCTCCTTTACTAACTATCGAGGATAATACTACTGGAGTCAATACTGCTTTTGCTAGAATTTCTATTGCTGGTTCAATAACTGGTGTTCAAATCGATCCAGTAGAATTTGAAATTAAGAAAGTAGTCTCAGTTGATATTCATGGTGGTAATGGTAAAGGTGCTAAAGCACAAGCAGTTACTGAATTAAGTTATAGAACATTTGAATTTAATGCAAAGTCTTTCTATGATGGTGGTACGATTGATCCTGTAGATAATAGATTTATTCTAGGCAAAAATCATTTTTATCAAACTGGCGATAGAGTAATCTACAATACCAATAATAATAATCCTGTTGGTTTGGCAACTACTGCTACTGTTGGAATTGATACTTGTTTGGTAGAAAATCAGTCATATTACATTGGTATCACTAGTTCTACTATATTCCAACTATACAGATCTAAAGCAGACTCTGTTGCTGGAGTAAATACTGTTGGGTTTAACACAGATGCTGTTAACCTAAATTTTGGAATTCACGCTTTTAGAGATTTTGAAACAAAGAGAAGAATTTCTCGTGTTACTATTCTCGATGGTGGAGAAGGATATGCTAATAGGAAGATATCAGTCTTACCTGCAGGTATTAGTACAGCACGAGATTTTATCAAGTTTGATAATCACGGATTCAAAGACGGAGAAGTAGTTCATTACGGAATTTCTTCTACTGGAGGAACCGTTATTAGTGGATTGTCAACTACCGCACAATATCAGGTATTAACTATTGATACTGATAAATTTAGACTGTGTGAGTCAGGTGTTGCTACTGCTAGAATTCCAAATCCTACAAATTACAATAATAAAGAGTATATAAGATTTGGTAGTTCGGGATCTGATTATCAGGACTTCTTCTATCCTCCTGTAACAGTTGATCTTAATGTTATTACTAATTTAGACTCTGAATTAACATTAAATGCAACACCATTAGTCCGTGGTAGTATTACAGACACTATCATGTTTGATAGAGGTCTAAATTATGGTTCAAATATAATTAATTTTGAAAAAGCACCTTCAGTTTCTATTAGATCTGGAAGATTTGGTCAGATAGGTTTAACTATAATAAATGGTAGAATTTTAGACGCATTTGTACAAAGTGGTGGTGTAGATTACGATGGACCTCCAGATATATCTGTAGTCGGAACAGGAACTGCATTTGGTGCTGAACTTCGTGCTGTTATGGACGGAGATTCTATTGGTAGTGTGATTGTATTGTCTGCAGGTATTGGTTATACTTCAGGAGGTACTGTTGTTAGTGTTAAATCACCTGGCGATGCTGCTACATTTTCTACAAGAGTTAGAAGACTATCTACTAACCAGTATGCCACCTCAGGAACTACAAATGGTGAATATCTAGGTCCAGTAGAAGATGGTTTAGCAGTTGAGTCAATAGGATATGGTAAAACTATTAGAGAATCATTTAATGACAATGGTGGTGGTCATTCTCCTATCATTGGATGGGCATATGATGGTATACCCATTTACGGACCATATGGTTTTGATGATATTGATGATATTCAGTCTTCATCAAGAAGATTACTCACATCTTATAAGTTAGATTCAACTAGAATTTATAATAGACCTTCTACAGCAGATTGGCCTGCAGGATCATTTATTGAAGACTATTACTATGATACCTCTGGTGATCTAGATGAACATAATGGTAGGTTTGCTAAAACACCTGATTTTCCCGATGGAATATATGCATATTATGCTTCTGTAGATGTAAATAATGATCCACAGTATCCATACTACATTGGTGATACATTTAGAGGAAGTCCTATCAAAATTAATACTGTTGCTGGTGAAAAAATCAAGCAAACAACATTTGATTTTGAAAATTCAAAATTAGTAAGAAATACATTCCCATACAAGATGTTTGGTGAGGGTGCTAGTTATGATTTTGTATATCAACCATATAAATTTGTTTCTCAAGTTGCAAGACCTGATAAACTTCAAACTGGTCCTATAACAGGTATAAGAATAGCATCAGTAGGTACAGGTTATACTGTTGGATCAAATATTGTCTTCGACAATACCGATACTGGTGGCACAGGTGCAAATGCATATGTTCAAAAGATACTTGGAAAAAATATTAATAAAATTACTACAGAATTTTTAAATTATGAAAATACTATATTTAAATGGAAAGCAGATAGGGTAATTGGATATATTCAACCATCTCATAATCTTAAGTTAAAAGATAATATTGTTATTGCTGGTTTATCAACTGCAATTGACAAATTAAATGGTGGGCATACAATTAATCAAATTGAGTTTACTACAAAACTTTTAGATGATGGATTTGTTGGAGTTGTAACTGATATTAGAGTACAATCTATTCCAGAGTCAATATCTATAGGTTCTACTATTGGATTTGGTACAACTGCTGGTATTGGATCAGAAACTGCTAAAGTTCTTAATGTATATCATGATGATGGCGTATTAAGAGTTCGTAGATCAGTTGGAGTTGCAACTACAGGTCAATTGGGTATTGGAGTATCCTTTGTTCCTGATCAGTACGAAGTTTTAGTTAGAACTGATTATTTTGAGTCTGATCCCGATGAAACGGTATTTTTCAATCCATCAGAATCAGTGGGATTTGGTACAACTGTAGGACAGACTATAACAAGAGAATATCAATATCTTGGAGTTACTGCTGATAGATCTATTCTTACTCAAACTATATTCTTGAAGGATCATGGTTTTAAAACTAATGATACACTTGAGTTTAGTATTCCTTCAGGTGGAACTAATATATCCGTTGCCACATCAGCAATATATGCAGGAACCTTTACTTTACCATCTACTGTCTATGCTGTAAGGAAAACTGATGATACCATTGGACTAAAGACCACTAAATCATCAAATGAATTACATTTCATCAGTGGTGGTAGTAATGCGTATGATTATCAACTAGAAAAACAATATACACAAGTTACAGGTAAAACACAAAGAATTACTGGAACTATTCAGACATCAGAGAGTCATGAATTAGAAGATGATGATAAAATTGATCTAATTGTAAAATCTGGTCTAACAACTGGTATTGGAACAACTTCTTCTGTTGCATTGAAGATACTTGATGACTATTTGATTGTCAATCCATTAAATGTTTCTGCATCTGGTATTAACACTAGTACCAATAGAATTACTTCAGCAAATCATGGATTGATTACTGGTGATAGAGTTTACTACTATGGAAGTAATTTACCAGGCGGAGTAGATCAAAGAGAATACTATGTAATCAAAATTGACGATGATACATTACAAATAGCAGATACATTAAAACAGGCAATCGCTAAAAAACCAGAAGTTGTTGATTTTACAAGCACTGGTAGTGGTGGTTGGAGTATTAACCCAATTAACCCTCAAATAAGACCATTTAAGAATAATACTGTTAATTTTGATTTGAGTCATCCATCCATGAGTGGATACGATTTGAAGTTTTTCTATGATACTAATTTCTTCAATGAATTTGTTGGATCTGGTACAAGTCTTGGATTTGAAGTTGTTGGAGTCACTACTTTGGCAACTGTTGGTATTGCATCAACTGCAATTGACTCTGATGGTCATCCAACAGTAAAATTAAAGTATTCTGATAATATTAAGACTCTATATTACAATGTCTTCGGTCCTAGTGGATTATCTACTGCAGATAGAACAGTTGTCAATGGAAGCGAAATCAAATATGTCAATAGTAACTATAGTGGGAATCATAGTGTTATTTCAATAGGAAATACTGAATTTACCTTTAATCTAAAATCTGCACCAGAAAGTTTACAATATAAAAATTCTGATTGTGAAATATTAAAATATGAAACACAATCAACCAATGCAACTGGTGGTATCTCTATTGTTAACTTAGTTAGTGGTGGTTTTGAGTATTCTAATTTACCTGGTATTTCTAGTATCAGTGGTGATGGTATTAACGCAACATTAATACCAGAATCAACAATTATTAATAAATTGCAAGAAATGCGTGTTCCTGAAGATGTCTATGGATATCCTTCAGATAATACCCTTAAACCTGATGCATTTATTCCTAGAATAATTGATATTGATGATTATGCAACCATTGGTCAAGTTAATGTTCTCTTTGGTGGTAAATTCTATGTTAATGCTCCATCTCTAGCATTATACGATAAAGCAACTGGTGAGATCTTAGATAATGGTCTTATAACTTGTGAGTTAAGTGATTCTGCTGTTGTAAGTGCAAAAGTTTCCGTATCGCCTGTTGGATTGTCAAATAATGATTTTGGTATTGCACCAATAAGAAATAGTAATGGTATTAGTATTATGAGTCTACAGACCGATGTAGGTGTGTTAACTTGTAAGATTAGTACTCCTGTTTTGGGATATGATGAAGAACCATTCGCTATTGGGGATGCAGTATTAGTTGAAGGTATAAGTTTTGATCTTGGATCTGGTGATGGATATAATTCGGGTGACTACAAATTTGAACCATTTATAGTAACAGATTATAACGATGCAGTTAACCCAAGGACGGTAACCTTTGATTTAAATGGAATTAGTACAAATCCAGGTACAGGTGCTACAGTATCATTTGGATTTGGTCAATTAGTTAAAAATGATTTTGTTGCTAGATTTGAAGCAATAAAAATTAATTCTACATTCATAACTAATGAACCTTTCAAGAAAAATGATAAGGCAGACGCTGATATACAATTAGACTTTATTGATGGTAATAGTGCAAGGATTGTTGTTAGTGGTGCTGAACCAATTGAAGTTACTGATGTATTGAGTGGTAAATTAAGTGGATCTCAAGCAAGAGTTGTTCAAATTACTGAATTTGATGGAAGTTTTAATCTATCTTCCTCTGTTAAGACTTTAGTTGGTTGGAGAGACAATATTGGTATTATTAACGATACTAATCAAGTATTGCCTGATAATGACTACTATCAGAACATGTCTTATGCTATTGAGAGTCCTAAGACATATGAAGACTTAATTAACTATGTTAATGACATAGTACACCCAACTGGACTTAAAAACTTTGCAAATACTGAGATTATAACAGAAGGTACACCTGGTGACTTTATACAACCTGCAGAAGATGCTGGTGGTCTAGTTCTTGACTTTATTGGAGATCCAATGAGATTGGATGCGATATATCCATATGACCTTGCTAGAGACTTTTTATCAGTTGGAAATATATCTAAATTTGTAGAATTAAGAAATACTAGATTATCTGACTTTATTTTAAACAAAACTAACCGTGTTTTAAATCTTGATGATATTAGTTCCCAATTTGTGTCTAATGAGTCTAATGATCTAAGTGACTTTAGAGTAGTCGCTCAATATCCTGCAGGAAGGTATTTCCAAAGATTCTTAACCCAAACTGTTTTCAAAGCGGAAGATCCTAGAAAAAATCATTATCAAATAAATGAATTTATTTCTATTACCCTAGATCAAGATACATTCTTGATGCAGAAGGCAGAACTTAAGAATTTTGATCAAGTTGGTTTAGGAACAGGATATGCTGAATTTGATACACAGTATGATGCTTCTGTTTCAAAAACAAGACTTATATTCAGACCTAATGAACCATTTGATACTGATTATGAGGTCAAGTCATTACAGGGCAATTTTGCCGATTCTGTGGGTGTTGGAACAACTGCGTTTGGACATATTAGATTAGATGGTGGTTTGGTTCAGGCAGGTGCTGCGTCTACACTTGGAATTAGTAGTACAACAAATATTATAGGTATAACAACTACAAGCATGAAAGCTGCTCTTGTGCAGTTCTTAGTGATTGATAATCCTGGTGCTGGTTCAACTGCTACAAAACAAGTTGATTATTTTGAATATGCAGTAATGCATGATGGAATTGATACTTATTTGACTGAGTTAGGAGCGTTCAATACTAAGCAAAATTTAAGTGGATTATCTGCTCCTGAGTTTATTGGTACATTTAGTTCTGAGATTGATAGTGGTGTTCTTAAACTTAACTTTGACAATGGTACTCAGAGACCTGTAAATGTTAAATATAAGACTATTGCTGTTGATCCTTCTGCTGTTGGAGTAACTACAAATTATAGATTTAAGATTCCATTCACACCTGATGGGACTGAAAGAA